TTAAGGTAGATTTAAAACCAGGAGATATGCTGGTTTATTGTGGCTGTGAGCTGGAGCATTGGAGAAATAAATTCAAAGGTAATCAATGTGTTCAAGTTTTTCTGCATTATAACAATCGTAAGACCCTAGGAGCAAAAAAGAATATCTTTGATAGACGTCCTCATTTAGGACTTCCGCCTTGGTTTAAAACCAAAAAGCAGAGTTGATTATCCTGAAATTTTAGTATAATTGTAACCTGAAGGGAACTTTACATGCTACAAAAATTAGGCTTTACACCAGGATTTAATAAACAAGTCACACCCACAGGCGCCGAAGGACAATGGACTGGGGGAGACAATGTTCGTTTTAGATATGGTTCTCCTGAAAAAATAGGAGGCTGGGACCAATTAGGGGAAGATAAATTAACCGGAGCAGCTAGAGGTCTTCACCATTGGGATGATAACGCAGGTACTAAATACGCTGCCATAGGAACTAACAGAATTTTATACGTCTATTCAGGCGGAACTTACACCGATATACACCCTATTCGAACTTCCATAGCCGGTTGTGATTTTACTAGTAGCTCTTCATCTACAAGTGTGACAGTAACTTTTCCAAGTTCTCATGGATTAGTTGATGATGACATTGTTTTATTTGAGAGTGTGAGTGGGGTTACCGGTTCTTCTACGTATAATGATGCCAGTTTTGAAGGCATAAAATTTATGGTGACGTCAGCACCTACTTCTACAACGATTACTATTACTATGGCAACCCAAGAATCAGGAACCCCTTTAAGTAATACAGGATCGGCCACTGCTAAATGTTATGTGAATGTAGGACCTGCTCAAGAAGTGGGAGGTTATGGATGGGGTACAGGAAACTGGTCAGGACAAGCTTCAGGAGTAGCTACAACTACACTAGCCGCAAACATTGCCAATACAAGTACCACAAGCATTACCCTTACCAACTCAACAGCTTTCCCTACTTCAGGAGAAATTAGAGTAGGAACAGAAGATATTTCTTTTACTGCTAATAATACTAGCACAGGGGTTTTAAGTGGAGGGGCAAGAGGAGTAAATGGAACGACAGCTCAATCTTCTACAACTTCACCATCGACTCACAGCTCAGGCGATACGGTAACTGATATTTCAGATTATGTAGCTTGGGGCGAAGCATCCTCAGCCGACTATACAATTGAACCCGGACTCTGGGTTCTGGATAATTATGGAACAAAATTAATCGCTCTTATTTATAATGGAGCATGTTATGAATGGGATGCAGCTGCATCTAACCCAACAGATACTCGAGCAACCGTAATGTCCAATGCTCCTGCTAAATCAAGACATGTCTTAGTTTCACCCACTTCTCGACACTTAATATTTTTTGGAACGACAACCACGACAACGGATGCAACTACTCAAGACGACATGTTTATACGATTTTCTACTCAAGAAAGTATTAATGATAGTGATTCTTATACTGTCACAGCTAATAATACCGCAGGGACTCAAAGACTTGCGAATGGATCTAAAATTATGGGAGCTCAAAAAGGACGAGATGCCATTTACATCTGGACCGATAACTCTATGTATTTAATGAGATTTGTAGGAGCACCCTTTACCTTTTCTTTTGAACAAGTAGGAACGAACTGTGGGCTTCTAGGCAAAAACTCCGCCATCGAAGTGGATGGAGCTGCATACTGGATGTCTGAAAATGGTTTCTTTAGTTACTCAGGTCAACTTCAATCAATGCCATGTCTCGTAGAAGATTATGTTTATGATGATATTAATACTGTTGCTAGAAATTTAATTTTCTGTGGTTTAAATAACCTTTTCACGGAGATTAGTTGGTACTATGCTTCTAATGGATCAGATGTTTTAGATCGTGTGGTGACCTATAACTATATGGAATCAGCGATCGCTAAAAAACCGGTATGGACTACTGGCTCTTTAGCTCGAACAACCTGGGCTGATTCTTCTTTATTTGGTAAACCGCATGCTACTTCTTATAGCGCCAGTGATAATGCTTCTTTTGATGTTGTGGGTAATACCGATGGAACAACAACTTATTATGAACACGAAACAGGAACCGACCAAGTAGATGCAGGAGGATCGATTACCGCTATTACTTCTAATATTCTTTCCGGAGATTTTGATATTACTCAACGTAGAAGTCAAAAAGGACAAGTGATTGGGATGCCTGATATGAGAGGAGACGGAGAATTTATAATGAAGATTAGAAGATTTATTCCTGATTTTATTAGTCAAACAGGTAACACTCAAGTAACTTTATTCTTAAGAGATTATCCTAATAACGCGGCAGCCAGCTCTTCATATGGACCCTTTACAATTAGCACTGCCACTGATAAAGTGGATACACGTGCCAGGGCTCGGGGAATAGCTATAAAAATAGCCAATACTGGAGCATCACAAAACTGGAAACTGGGAACATTTAGACTGGATATACAACCAGATGGGAGAAGATAATGGCTACTAAAAAGAAACCAATAGTTCAAGGTGGCGTTGATAACTACTTGGGCAATCAACCACAGGTTCAAGCACCTCGAAGATGGCAATCAGGTCCCAATAAACCAACAACAGAATTAGCTTACATTACAGAAGCAGAAAAAGATTTAATATTAAAAACTGACTTACACGGATCATTAAAAAAAGGTCCTAACATAGGTCCATCCGGAATCATGTCACTAGATAGTTGGGGAGATGTAGGTGGGGGCGGACAATCTGGAGCAGATTATGATGCAGATCCAGGTGGTAAAGGAAGTTTTTCTGGTCGAGGCCCTAATGAATCTGCCAGAGATCATGATAGAAGAAAAGCAAATGAAAGAGCAGTATTACAAATAGCTGAAAGAAATCAAGCTGACGACCTGGGCTATAGAGAAAGAGAAGACATATCGAGATTTTCACCCCAAAATAGAGGAAGCGGAGGACTAGGTAATTTATTAAGAGGCGCTCTTGGTTTCTTTGGAGGTATTCCAGGAAGAGTTATGAGTGGAGTTATGGGCGCTAAAAATTGGGCTCAAAGAACGGGAGCAAATATTGGAGAAGAGTTTGACGAATTTGGTCAGTACCCAACTCTCGATAGATATTTAAATAGAAACACAGATAAATATAAAGACAAACCCTACCGGGGTCAGGGATTCGGATATGATTTTAGTGACAAAGGAAATAATTTAGAACTCTACACCAACAGGTTAAATGAGCCAATAGGTCCAGGTAAAAGAGTAGGTCAGGATCAAGGCTATTATGGTATGGGCAGTCAGTATGATCGGAGTGTACCAATAGATCTAGGTAAAAGAGTAGCTTTTAACCCTGGTAGTCTTTTAGATCAACAAATAAACCAAGCTCATAATATTTATAACGAAACCGGTTTTGGTAAAGGCAATTTAGAAAATTTGATGAAACAGGATATAGAAAATAAAGAAAAAACAGGAGAGCCTCTTTCTTTGCCAGTGAGCGCCTATACAATGTTCGGTGCTGATGGTGGAAGAGCAGGTTATCGAGAAGGAGAACTTGTAGACGAAGATGTTAATATTCAGGGACCAGGTTTTGATGTTAATGAAAATGTCATGATGGCCTCCGATGATGTCAACACAAGAATTTTAGAAGACTTATTCGAAAAATATTTAGACTTAGGATTCAGTCATAGCGAAGCAGAAAAATTAGCAATGGAAGAATTTGAACAAATGAGTATGGGACCTCAGCAAGATCAAGGATTAGCGAGTCTTGTATAATGGCAAAAATAACTCAAGCATTAACCCGTGCTAGTAAAGAATATGATCCTATAGTTTTTCAATCTTTAGTAAGAGATTTAGACGGAGTTATTAATAAACTTAACACAACTTTCCAAGAAGAAATGAAACAAGAGGTTGAAGCACTAAGCTTCTTTATTGAGTAATGGCTGTAATTAATGAATATAAGATGTATGGGGTGACCAGCACGTCTGCTGAAGGACCTATTAAATTTTTTGGTTTAGGTAGTGACGGAAATCAAAACCCTTTAATTAATGAAACCTATATTGTGAAGTCATTACATGTTACCAATAAGTCAGCAAGTAATACTCCAACTATTACAATCACTAATAATGGTTTTCAGGTTATTAATACCCAGACATTAGCCACAGCAGCCAGCGTAGAAATTTTAACCAATCCCATGGTCGTAGAAGGTAATACTGTTCTTTCATATACCACAGTGGGTACAGTAAGCGATGGGGTAGACATAACCATTAGTTATTTAAATATTAAAAAGGAGGTCACACGATAAGATGACTGATAAAACAATAGAAATAGATGGTAAAAAAATAATAGCTGAGGTAAAACATACTATAAAACATAAGAAAACAGGGGCTATTTATAGTTCAGTAGAAGATGCAGCATCCTTTGGAATAAAGAAAGAGGACCTGCAACAAGACGTACATGTCAAACTTCCGAAGCTTGATTTGTTCGCAAAAACAAAGTAAGTTGAAAATTTAAGGCTAAATTATGATATCACGTGTAGATGAACCCAGACAATTGTACGGCTTAGGAAGCTTTGTTAGGAAAATAACGAAGCCTATTAAGAAAATAGTCAAAAGTCCTATAGGAAAAGCTGCTATGTTAGGAGCAGGACTTTATGGTCTTAATAAATTTGGTCTAGCTGGATTGGGTAAAGGTAAACTTGGTTCCATGTTTGGAACAGCAAGAGACTGGGCTATGGCTAATAAAGGTAAAGCAGCTCTTTTAGGCTTAGGTGCAGCAGGCGTTACAGCTCCTTTTATGGCTGATGAGGAAGAAGAAATCGTCGAAGATGCATGGTCTGTTACGCCTGATGCTATTAGTGACATTCGTCAAATGGCAAGAGATAGACATCCTAGTTTAATGTTTATGCCTCAATCTGATTATGTTCAATCAGGATTTTTTACTGGAGCTAAAGATGGAGGACTCATTGGCTTAGCGAATGGTGGTCAACCTGCTCAAGCTCAAGCAGAACAAATGTTAAAAATGGAATATCAAAAGTATCGTAACCAAGGTGGTACGATGTCTTATCAACAATTTAAAATGCAAGTTTTAAAACAAGCTCAGGGTCGAGGACCGGTGGCTCAACAACAAGCCCAACCACAGAT